GCGGCCATCGAGATCACGGCCAGCGCCGACGGTGACGACTACACGGTGAACGTGGCGGCGGCCACCACGGCCGCGTGGACGGCGGGCGAGTATTCGTGGCACTCCTATGTCACCCTGACCGGTGCGCGCTACACCGTCGGCCAAGGCCAGATCACGCTCAAGCCGAATCCGGCCAGCATGACGGCGCAGGACACGCGCAGCCACGCGCAGAAGATGCTGGCCGCGATCGAGGCGCTGCTCGAGGGCCGGTCGTCCAGCGACATCGAGTCCTACACCATCCACAGCCGCAGCATCACCAAGATGTCGGTGGCCGAGCTGGTCAAGTGGCGCAGCTTTTACCAGCAGCAGGTGCGCTCCGAGATCGCGGCGGCGAGCCTGGACAACGGCGTGGCGCCGGGGGGCAAATGGCTCGCGCGCCTATGACCCCACTGCAGCGCCTCATCGCGCCGATGGCGCGGCGTCTGGGCTTCGTGCCGCGGCCGTCGCAGCGGACCAGTGCGTTCACCGCGGCGCAGATCTCGCGGCTGACCAGTTCGTGGACCACGGACCCCGGCGCCATCAACCGCTGGATCCGGTGGGAACTGCGCACCCTGCGCGCGCGTGCCCGGCAGCAGGTGCGCTCCGACAGCTACGGCCGCGCGTGGGCGTTGGCCGTCGAGCAGAACGTCGGCGGCCCGTGCCCGTTCGAGCTGCGGGCCAAGATCCGCACCAAGCGCGACAAGCCGGATGTGCTGACGAGTCGCCGCGCCGAGCTGGCCTACAAGGATTTCTCAAGGGCTGCCGTGTGCGATGTCACCGGGCGGCTGTCGCTGCAGGCCATGCATCGCCTCAACGTGCGCGACTGGGCGGCCGACGGCGAGATCCTCATCCGCCTTTATCCGGGCGACGGCCCGCACGGTCTGCAGCTCCAGGTGCTTGATCCCGAGCGGCTCGACGTGGAGTTGAACGAACGCTACGCCGATGGACGGGCGATAAAGACCGGCATCGAGATGGACGTCTACGGCCGGCCGGTGGCGTACCACATCCTGCGCCAGCATCCTGGCGAGTACGGACTGTGGGGCCAGACGCAGAACCGCGAGCGCGAGCGCGTGCCGGCCGATCAGATCATCCATGCGTTTGTGCCCGAGTGGCCCGAGCAGGCGCGCGGCATTCCGTCGCTGGCCGCGAGCATGTTCCGCATGTGGCATATGGGCGAGTTCGAGCAGGCGGCCGTGATCAACGCCCGCGTTGGCGCCTCGAAGATCGCCGCGATCACGCTGGGCGGCAGCGACGAGAAAACGCTCGCCGACGGCAAGGACAGTGTCGGCAACTACCTGAGCGATTCCGGCCCGGGCGAATACTGGGTGATCCCGGAGGGCGCCGAGCTGCACGACTGGTCGCCGCAGTTCCCGGACGCCGCCATCGAGCCGTTCATCCGCGCGCTGCTGCGTGGCACCGCCGCCGGCCTGGGCGTGGCCTATCACGCTTTCGCCAACGATCCGAGCAACGTCAATTACAGCACCGCGCGCGTGGCGCTGCTGCAAGAGCGGGACATGTGGATGACGCTGCAGCAGTGGTACGTCGAGCAGGTGGTCGAGCGGATCTACGAGGCCTGGCTGCTGTACGCGCCGCTCAAGGGCGTGGTGCCGGTGGAGTGGACCAATGACCGCCGCATTCGCTCGGTGCGTTGGCGCGTGAAGCGGTGGGCCTGGGTGGACCCGCTCAAGGAAACCCAGGCGCAGGCCGAGGCGCTGTCGGCACGGCTCACCAGCCGCACGCGCCTGGCCGACGAAGCCGGCGAGGAATTCGAGGACATCCTCGAAGAACTGGCCGAGGAACAAAAACTCGCCGCGCAGCTCGGCGTCGTGCTCGACGCCCCGACGCCCGCGGCCGCTCAACCGTCCGAGGCTGCACCCAGCGGCGCGGACGACGAGGACTCCGACGATGACAGCACAGACAGCACTGGCCAATAAGCCCGCGCTCACGCGCGAGGCGCTGCTCGCCGATCTGCGCAGCAAGCCGCAGGAATTCGTGCGGACGCTGGACCGCGCGGCCGTGGACGAACAGCGGCGCACCGTGGAACTCGCCTTTGCCAGCGAAACGCCCTACGAAAGGTGGTGGGGTGTGGAGGTGCTCGAGGTCAGCCGCAAGGCCGTGCGCATGGACCGCATCAAGGACGGTGCGCCGCTGCTGGCCGACCACAACAGTCGCGACCAGATCGGCGTCATCGAATCCGTCACCCTCGGCGCCGACAAGGTGCTGCGCGCCACCGTGCGGTTCTCACGCAGTGCGCGCGGCGAGGAGATGTTTCGCGACGTGGTCGACGGCATCCGCACCAAGGTGTCCGTTGGCTATCTCGTGCACGACATGATCCTGGTCGAGCAGAAAGAGGATCAATCCATTTACCGCGTCACCGACTGGGAACCTATGGAGGTCTCCCTCGTGTCCATCCCGGCCGACAACTCCGTCGGCGTTGGACGCTCGGCGACCCTCGCTCGCGTGGAGGAAACCATGAGCGAATCGCAGCACCCCGCGCAGGCGGGGATCGAAACCCAGGTGCAAGCGCACCTCGAATCGCAGCGCGCAGAGGAAACGCGCGCTCATGCGGCGGTCCTGGCGCGCATCAAGGAAATCAAGGATCTCGCCCGCAACTATCAACACGTGTACCCCAAGGCCGGCGAGCTGGCCGACACCGCCGTGACCGATCCCGGCATGACCGTGGACCGGTTCCGGGCCACGCTGCTGGAAGCCATCCGCCAGGCGCGGCCGGCGCCCACGGACGTGGGCTCGCCGACGCCGGACGACTATCGGCAAGGCGCGGCGTTCGGCCAGGGCGGACGCGAGATCATCAGCTACGGCACGCTGCGCGCATTCAACGGTGCGGCCAAGCGGCTGAATGGTCGAATGACCGACCAGGAGATCGCCTACCGCGCCGGCATGTGGGCGCGGGCCGTCATCCACGGCAACGCCGATGCGCAGCGCTGGTGCCGCGATGCGGGCGTGCAGGTCCAGCAGGTGGGCGATCAAAGCGCGCGCACGATGACGGAGGGTACGTTCACCTCGGCCGGCTGGCTGGTGCCGGTGGAGATGGAGGCCGGCATCATCGCCAACCGCGAGCAATACGGCGTGGCGCGGCGCATCTGCCGCATCGTGCCCATGTCCTCGGCCGCCACCAGCATCCCGCGCGTGACGTCCGACATCGAAGCGTATTTCGTGGGCGAAGGTTCCGACGGCACCGCCTCCGATTCAGCTGGCGACCAGGTCAACCTCTCGCTTAAGGACCTGATGGCCTACAGCAAGATCGGCAAGTCGACGGCGCAGGACACCGCGATCCCGCTGGCCGAGTTCGTGGCCGAGGAACAGGGTCGCGCGTTCGGCATCAAGGAGGACAAGTGCTGGCTTCTGGGTGACGGCACGAGCACCTATGGCGGGATGCAGGGCCTGATCACGCTGCTGGAGAACTCGTCGTACACCGGCGGCCGGGTCGCAGCGTCCACGGGTGTGGACACGTTCGGCGAGATCACCACCACCGACGCCTCGGCCGTACTGGGCCTGCTGCCCGTGTATGCCCGTCCGGGCGCGCGGTGGCTGTGCTCCGGCATCGCCGAGGCGCTGGTGTTCGGCCGCATCAAGGCCGGCGCGGGCGGCAACGACGTGCGCACTTTGCGCGAGGGCGTCATCGAGTCCGACTTCATGGGCTTCCCCGTGACGGTCGCGCACCCGATGCCCTCCGGCGCGGCCACCGACTACAGCAACAAGGTGATGGTCATCCTGGGCAACTTCCAGCTCGGCACGGCCATGGGCGTGGGCCAGGGCATGACCATGACGGTGGACCCGTACACGCTCGCGCACAACAACCTCACGCGCCTGATCAGCACCGAGCGGATCGACATCGTCAACCACGGCGTGAACAAGTCCACGAGCGTGGCCGGTCCGATCGTCGCCCTGCACGGCGCACCCTGATCACTGAATCAACCTGCGGGCCGGCGCCCTTGCACCGGCAACCCGGCCCGCCTGCGGAATAGGAGATTCCCGCATGTTTCCGGTCCTCAAATCTGTTCTCGTGCTCGACAAGCGCGGCGCGACCAACGGCGAAACCGTCACCGCCAACATCGACACCCTCGGTGCCGACTGGATGACGCTCGACGTGCATTCGAGCACGTCGAACAACACGACCAACAACCCGTCGACCTTCAAGTTGTCCGAGGGCGACACCACCGACGCCACCGCGTTTTCCGACATCACCGCGTTCGTCGGCGATGGCACGGGCGGCTGGACGGTGCCGGCCTGGCACACGCAGACGGCGGACGCCAAGTGCGTCAAGTTCGACGTCGACCTGCGGCACCGCAAGCGGTACCTCAAGCTGACGCTCACGCCGATCACCACGCAGGATTTCATCGCGATCGCCAACCTGGGCCGCAACGAAAACACGCCCACCAGCGACGACCAGCGCGCCCTCGTGCGCGGCTGACCCTCAACCGACTGAGCACCCGCACCCCATGAT